GCTTCCACTTAGATTTGCTGAACGCATTGACGTTTACATATACAATAGGAGATAATTTGGAAGTATTTGATATCTTAGAGGATCTTGCAGCCAACCCTTCGCGGAATTACAAGATCGATAAGTTGAACGAGCACAAGGACAATCGAGTCTTACGCGAAGTCGTTCGACTGACACTAGATCCATTTACACAATTTTATATTCGCAAGATTCCAAAGTATGAGGCAAGCGGGAGTGGTTGCCTCATGCAAGCAATGGATAAACTGTTTGAGTTATCCAGTAGGACCGTCACTGGTCATGCTGGTATAGAACACCTCACTCAGGTCCTTACTTCACTCTCTCCGAAAAATGCTAAGGTGCTTGAACGCATCATAGCAAAGGACCTGAAATGTGGTGTATCTACTGCGACTGTCAACGATGTATGGCTTGGCTTGATCGCAGATTACCCATGTATGTTAGCATCACAGTACGAACAGAAGCTTATAGATAAGATCCAATGGCCTGCAATGGTGCAGTTAAAGATGGATGGTATGAGGTTCAACGCAGTCGTACGTGATGGTCAATGTGAATTCAAGTCTCGTAATGGTAAGACGATCGACTTGTTAGGTCACCTTGAAAAAGAATTCGTAGAGCTAGCTAATGGTATAGACACCGTATTTGATGGTGAACTATTAGTTAAAGACGATAGTGGTACACTGAACAGACAAACCGGTAATGGCATCCTAAATAAAGCAGGCAAAGGTACTATAACTGATGCTGAAGCAAGCATGGTTCATGCTACAATATGGGACATCATTCCATATATGTATTTCATTGATAGCCATTGTCCTACACCATATAAAGATAGATTTGCAAAGTTTAAATGGGGAATAGATTTTCCTAAAAAGATTGAATTAGTTCCAAGCATCATCGTAGAAAATATCGATGAGGCACAAGCTAAGTTTAAAGAGTACTACGACCAAGGTGAGGAAGGCATCATACTCAAAGATATGAACGCACCTTGGGAAAATAAAAGATCTAAGGCACTGATTAAGTTTAAAGGTGAATTAGAATGTGATTTGAAGATCGTCGATGTTGAAGACGGCACAGGTAAGTATGAAGGCATGTTAGGGGCCCTCGTCTGTGAATCAGAGGATGGTATTATTAAAGTTAAAGTCGGGAGTGGATTTAACGATGAAGATCGCAAAAAAATTAAAAAACAAGATGTCGTTGGTAAAGTGGTGGCTGTCAAGTACAACGCTCGTATTAGGAGCAAACACGAAGTTGAGAGTTTATTCCTCCCAATCTTTGTGGAGATCCGTGAAGACAAAGATAAAGCAGATTCGTCTGGGAGTATAAAATGAGACCATCAATAGAACAAATCGTTATTGACGAATTAGAAGATCAAAAGGATCAAATAACTGGTTATCGCATTTCAGTATTAAATGGAATAGACTCATTTGAAGATCCAGTCTTAAATGATTCAGAGATTATCCCAGCATTAGAAAAGGTTATAGCTCATTATAAGACTTTAGTATTATGAGTAAATTAAAAGATTGTTAAAATATTTTACTTTAATTAACAATCATGGTATAATGCTATCATGAGTAGATTCTATACAAACGTTGTCAAGTATGGCAACCAGTTATTCTTGCGTTACGTCAATAATGGTCAAGCATTCAAGAGTAAGGTGCCATATCAACCAACACTCTTTACATTTAGCAATAAGTCCGATCAACAATCTAATTGGAAGACATTAGATGGTCGTGCAGTTGTGCCTGTAAAGTTTGACTCTATCAAAGAAGGCACTGAGTATGTAGAACGTTATAAAGACGTAGAAGGCTTTGAGTTCTTTGGTAACACTCAATTCCAGTATCAGTACATCACAGAGACTTATCCTAAGGTCATAAATTGGGATAAAGACATGATCAAAGTATTCTCTGTCGATATCGAGACTGCGACTGAAGAAGGTTTTCCAAACATCAAAGAAGCAAACGAAGAAGTATTGCTTATCACTATCAAGGATAATAGTCATAAGCAGATCGTAACTATTGGTTCTCGTCCATACATGACTGATCGTAAAGATGTCAAGTATATGTTTTGTAAAGACGAAGCAGACCTCCTTAAAACATTCGTTGTGTTTTGGTCTAACAACTATCCTGACGTGGTCACTGGTTGGAACATCAACGGCTTTGATATCCCATATCTTATTAATCGTATTCGCCTTGTAATAGGTGATGAGTATGTCAAACGTCTATCACCATGGGGTGTTGTCAATGAAAAGTCTGCTTATGTCGGTAAAGGTGAGAGCATCTCATCATATTCAATCTTAGGCATATCACTACTAGATTATCTCGATCTATATAAGAAGTTTACATATACAAACCAAGAATCGTATAAGCTTGACTATATCGCAAGCGTGGAACTCGGTAAGAAGAAGCTTGAGAATCCTGAGGATAACTTCAAGGACTTCTATACTAATCATTGGAAGACGTTCGTAGACTATAACATCCACGATACTGAACTCGTTGATATGTTAGAAGACAAGATGAAACTCATTGAACTTGTATTCACCCTAGCTTATAGTTCTAAGATCAACTATGAAGACGTATTCTCTCCTGTTAGGATGTGGGATATGATCATCTTTAATTACTTGTATGAACGCCAGATCGCTGTACCACTCAAAGAGGACTCTACAAAGTCTGCAGAGTTCGAAGGTGCATACGTTAAGGAACCACTCGTTGGTCCACACAAGTGGGTAGCATCATTCGACTTGAACTCTCTATATCCGCATCTCATCATGCAATATAACATGAGTCCTGAAACACTTACAGATACTCGACTCAACATAAACGTAGATAAGCTTTTAACTGGCGAACCAATAGAAGTGCCAGTAGGTCTATCAACATCTGCCAATGGTTGGTGTTATACTAAAGACACTAAAGGATTCCTTCCTGCATTGATGGAAGAGATGTACAACAATCGCTCTAAGTTCAAGAAGCAGATGTTAAAAGCTGAACAAGAATACGAACACAACAAAGATCCACAGCTAGTCAAAGACATCTCTAAACTTAAGAACCTACAGATGGCTATGAAGATCGCATTGAACTCAGCTTACGGTGCGATTGGTAATAAGTACTTTAGGTATTATGATCTACGCATCGCAGAAGGTATCACCATCTCTGGTCAACTAAGCATTCGATGGATGGCTAATAAGCTTAATGACTTCATGAACAAGACTATGAAGACTGATGGTAAAGACTACGTCATTGCTATCGATACCGATTCAATTTATCTGTCACTCGAAGATCTAGTCGAAAAGATATGTGTAGGTAAGACTACTGAAGAAAAGATCATATTCATGGACAAGACATGTGAGAAGGTCATCCAACCATTCATCGATGGTGGATACCAAGAACTTGCTACATACATGAATGCATACGCACAGAAGATGCAGATGAAACGAGAAGTATTGGCTGATAAAGCCATATGGATCGGCAAGAAACGATATGTGTTAAACGTACACAATTCCGAAGGAGTACAATATGCGAAACCTAAGATTAAAGTTATGGGCCTTGAAATGGTCAAATCGTCGACACCTGCTGTCGTCCGTACGAAGCTCAAAGCGGCTCTCGAGGTCATCCTCCATCAGGATCAAGTATCGCTTCAGACATTCGTCAAAGAATTCAAGAGGGATTTCACGTCGCTCTCTACTGCTGATGTCGCATTTCCTCGATCGATTTCTGGATTAAAAGAATACACTACATCTCAATCGATCTATAAGAAAGGTACACCGATTCAAGTACGTGGTGCATTACTATTCAACTATTACTTAAAACAAAAAGGTCTCACTAAGAAGTATGAGCCTATCACCAATGGTAGTAAGGTCAAGTTCGTATACTTAAGAACACCAAACCCGATCAACGAGAACGTGATATCATTTAATTCTGTGCTACCTAAAGAGTTTGGATTGGATGACTATATAGATTATGACACACAATTCGAGAAGACTTTCCTTGATGCATTGGAAAATATTATCGAATCGTTAGGATGGCATGCTGAAGAGAAAGCTTCTCTTGAGTCTTTCTTTGGTTAGCATACAAGGATGTGCAATACTTGGCATTGGTGGTGCATATCAAACTATAGATACTGTAACTACTGGAGCCACAGCAATATCTTATGGTACAACTGGCAAAGGACTATCTGACCATGCGGTATCTGCTGCTGTAGGTAAAGATTGTCGAATGTTTAATATATTCAAAAACAAAAATATTTGTAGAGTGAGGAAAGTGTATGAAGTGCGACATCTGCAAGAAAGAGATAACCAACAGTTGCAAGTGGAAACCTTGCCAAATACTAATTTACTTAAAGAGAGGAAAAAAATAAATGTCACAAAATTGGGTAAAAGACATGAACGACATGCACGCAAAGTTCGGTGTGCGAGAAGTCGTGTCAAAAATGGATGCAAATAAACTTACAGAGTTCTTAGAATTCCGTATTGGGTGTTTGCAAGAAGAACTAGACGAACTTAAGGCAGCACAAAATGGTGATGATGCAGTTGATGCATTGATTGATCTATCTGTGTTTGCTATCGGTACATTAGATCTATTTGGTATCGATGCTGAGATGGCATGGAATCGAGTATATAATGCAAATATCTCTAAGGAAGTCGGCATCAAAGAAGCTCGTCCAAATCCTCTAGGATTACCAGATCTTATTAAACCTGCAGGATGGGTTGCACCAACACACAAAGATAATATCGGTGCATTTGAAAAGATCTATGACTGAGTCTAATGAAAAAAGATTAGGTGACATAGGCGAAAAGATAGTGGCTCATCTTACCAATTCAATATTATCTGAAAACTACTGGGATAGTGAAAAGGATATGACAGGTAGGGAAGATAAAAAAAAGAAAGAAGTCAAAACTCAAGTAAGACATGTAAGTAGAGGAGAAATGACTGTAAATGAAAATCAAGAAGAAAAATGTACAAAAAGATGTGATGATTTATATTTTGTAGAATATGATAATACTGATTTAATTTATGTGTATCTATGTGAGGACAGACATAATTTCAGTAGATTTACTACATCTAAAGGCGAAAAAAGGATTGGTTGGAAGATAGATAAGATGAAGGTAATAAAAGTTATACGTAATGCAGATCTAGCTAAAAAAATGAGAAGTTTATCAAAATCAACTATAATTCAAAAATAATTTTACTTTATATATTAATTGTGGTATTATGTATCTATAACATGGGAGTTATATTATGACAAAGCAATATTCAAGACCTTCGGCAAACATCTTATTAGAAGCTGCCGATATCCAAGAAAAGAAAGGCAATGACTATAACAATGCTGCAAGTCGGGTACAACAAGCCGACTACTATGAGCATGGCGTATGGACAATCCTTGACATCATCAAAGCAAAATACCTTAGAATGGTATCAGTCTTAGAAGCACAAGAAGCTGGCGGTCAACCTAACTATGAATCAGTTGAAGACTCTGCTCTCGATATGATTAACTATGCATCCTTCGTTGTAGCATATTGTCGTGGTCAAATTCCTGGTCAAGATCCTGATAAGGATATCTTTAATAAGCCTAAGAAGGTGACAAAATGAGTACGGTATATGGCGTAAGTAATATTAGAAACATCTTTAAAGAGAAGTTAAAGATGGGTGATTTCGTTACTGATAAGACTGGTGTCAAGACCGTCGAGATCATCAATGCAGCTTTCTTTGCAAACCAACCAGCAATTTTTGGTACAGTGAATGAAGACTATGTTAAGCGTGAATTAGATTGGTATAAATCTATGTCACTTAATGTTAATGATATCCCAGGTGGTCCACCAGAGATTTGGAAGATGGTTGCATCCACATCAGGTCGTATCAATTCAAACTATGGTTGGTGTGTATACTCACAACAAAATGGTTCACAGTTTACTAATGTAGTTGATGAGTTACATCGTAATCCAGATTCTCGTAGAGCAACTATGATCTATACAAGACCAACTATGCACTATGATTATAATACTGCAGGTATGTCTGACTTCATGTGTACTAACTCAGTGCAATACTTAATTAGAAATAATAAGATTCATGCAATGGTGTACATGAGATCAAACGATGCAGTGTTTGGCTATAAGAACGATTATGCATGGCAGAAACATGTGTTGTTTGAAGTATGGGAATACTTAAGACACGCAGACAGTAAGTTTGATACTTTAGGTCTAGGTGATATCTATTGGAACGTAGCATCTCTTCATGTTTATGAAAGACATTTTAAGTTCATCGATGGCAGCGATTAATAAATGGTATAAGCGATACCTTAAACTCGCAAAAGAAGTAGCTACATGGTCAAAGGATCCTAACACTCAAGTTGGTGCAGTGGTGGTTGGATCTAAAGGACAAATATTATCTCAAGGATATAATGGATTCCCACGCGGCATATCTGATTTAAGTAAGAGATTAAATGATAGAGATACAAAGCTATCATTAATTGTACACGCTGAGATGAATGCAATATTCAATGCCACATATTCAGGCGTATCATTAGATGGTTCAACCATATTCATACATGGTTTACCAGCATGCTCTGAATGTGCAAAGGGTATTATTCAAGTAGGTATCAAGAAAGTAATAGTATCAAAGCAATGTATTGAAGCTAGACCACATTGGAACGAGTCATGGAAAAAATCCATCGCGATGTTCGCTGAGGCTGGCATAACAGTTTATGTAATCAATGAGGAGTAATCATGGCACAACCAGGAAGTAAACCAGTTCATAAATCAAGACGTCACAACAATCCAATGGTATATAAGAGTGGTAAGCCAAGACTTAGGACTCTTAATGTTACACAACTCAATGCATTAGTTGAGAAGACATCAACAAAGAAAGAGAAGAGTAAGATCAATCGTGAAATCGCAAGAAGAACAAAATAAAGGAAAATCATGGGACTATTAGATAAGATTAGAAGTAACTCAACGATCAAAGACTCGGAAGTATTATCCAAGTCTAAGTTCTTTACAAAGAAGGACATGATACCAACATCCATTCCAGCAATTAATATTGCATTGAGTGGTAGACTTGACGGTGGTTTAACACCAGGTCTAACTATGTGGGCAGGTCCATCTAAACACTTTAAGACAGCATTCTCATTATTGAT